ACCAGTTAATGTACCAGTAAACGTATGGGCACCTGACATCTCAAAATTGCCACCAATTGTAATCGTACTGGTTCCGTTATTTATACCTGTGCCCCCACGTCCTGGAGACAATTGTCCAGCCCATCCCGCGGTGATATCCACGGCCTGCAGCAATGCTGTATTAGGGGTTCCGCTTAATGTTAATGTGACATTCGTATCACTCGTTTCAGTTAACGCAGCGGGCGTTGGAAGCTCAGATGTTGTCGCTAGAGTACCGCTAGTGGGAAATGTGACGGCGGTATTGCCAACGAGCGTTCCATTGAAGGTAAAGCCACCCGACATTTGAAAGTCGCCACCCACAGTAATAGTGCTAATTCCATTATTAACGCCTGTTCCGCCTCTGGACGGAGACAATTCACCCGTCCACCCCAATGTGATTGAGGAGGCATGAAGAAGCGCATTGCTAGGGCTTCCGCCAAGCGTTATAGTAACGTTAGCGTCACTAGTAGATGTCAATGCAGCAGCGGTATATGGCGCACCAAATTGTGCAGCAAAGTTCGCATAGGTCATCGCTGCGTCATCTGTAGCACCATAAGGAGATTGTCCAAAATACATCAAGTCCGTACCTGCGTTAGACGTAATTGGATTGGTGGTAAAGACTTGAAATATATTTTTAGACATTTTTGTAATCCTTTACAAAAGCGTTAGGTTTTCCCCATCGAGTAATAAAAAAGGCGTTCCATCTAATAATAAGAAAAATTGTTCAATAGGCGGAGGAAGCGAACTTATTTCGTCATCAATAAGTGTAAAGACGCTGTCTCTTCCGAATCCATAATTGACATCAAAAAAGAACTTGTCCGCTATATTTGGCATTATTGATTTCTCACCGGCCACATGACGATGCTTACATCCGCAGTCGTTAAACCTGTTATAACGCTAATTTGCGTACCAGCTAACAAAGTTAATGATGCCGGGTTCAATTCTGACGTTGAAGGTGTGAGTGTATTACCCACCGGAAACGCTGCTGTAGCGCCACTGACATCTACCCAGATATCATTCGGATAATATCGAAATGAGACAATCCATACTGGATAATTAGAAGGTACTATAATCGAGGTTGCATTGCCGTTAGTTAAAGTCGCATTCCATTTTTTTGCGCTTGGGGCAGGAGCATAAGCATTATAACCCTGCACATCACGCCCGAATTGTAATTCTGTAGACATATCCTTGTCCTTGTGTTTAAAAATCTCTTTTTAATCGACACATTATAATAATATGTCGACATATTATAACTTCATGTACATATTATAGAAAGCTGCTGGTTGTACAATGTTCGCCGGAAGTCCTGCGCCATCGTTTGTTATATTAATTGCTGTATTTCCTGGAGCAACCGCATAGAAATGGGGTGTTCCACCAGCAGCATAACTACCAAGTAAACTTGTCCATCTATCATTGGAACCTGGGTGATTGTGAATGGCCATTTCACTTTCCGTTTGACTATGCGCATATTCGCCAGTGGTGGAACCATTCGGTCCTTGTAACATAAATATAATTCCACTACCTGAATCAATATAAGATATTGCTATATTATTTAATGCATTTGCGTAAGTCGTTGCAATTTGATAAGTACCTGCAATATTATTTACAGCGGTCATATAATAAATCGCATTTGCAACAACACCTGTCGGAAGTGTTCCGCCTCTTTCGAAAAAAGCCACAGGAGAACCTTGGAAAAGAATATGTGTGCCACCTACTGCAAATTGAAGTATTGAACCACTAGGATTAGATACACTAACAATAAGCTGACCAATTCCAATAGGAGCTGAACCCATAAGAACACGTCCTAGGGTTTTAGTTAATACAATTTGATTATTTGCGTTAAAATCACTTATTGCACTTGACCCATAGTTTATAGGTGTAAAAGCACTATTAAGCATTTGGCAAATTTCATTGAATGTCGATCCGGTATCATAAGGTTTTGCAGCTTGCCATAATAAATTAAATAAAGGCCACGTATCCGCGTTAGCTCTTCCTGTTGCATTAGAAGAAGAATTACCAATAGTATGATCATCTAAAACAACCCACCCATATAACCATTGAGAAGAAAAATTATAAAAAGAATTCATTGATATGCGAACATCTCCTGTTCGCGGACTATTAATCACAGCATCAATTTGGTCATATGTTTGAAAGTCGTTTGTCGGCAATACATTTTCTGTTAAATAAATACTAGGCTTCGTAAAATTAATAGCACAAGTCGTACTCAAAGGCATTTGTACTTGTAAATACCATGCGTCATCACCGCCTAAACCTAGATTTAACCCAGAAGTCGCAGGGAAGAAATCAGAAAAAGAATATTGATCCCAACTTGTATTAAGTGCAAATTGTGTTATTTCAATTGGAGCAACTGGAGTGCCGCCAGTTCCAGTAAATTGTAAAAGATAGATAGTGATTACGTTTGCACCAACACTAGTTCCACCTACATTTTGAGCTTGGATTGAAAATGTGAAAGGCTGATTGGCTATGGTATTCAAATGCAAGGATATAGGGAATTGATAGCATTTCTGTGTTTGTCCCGTACCGGCAACACTGCAAACATGGTTTATGTAATATTCAGGTGAGATTGTATTAGTGTTCTGTACAGGCTGTGAATTTCCTAAAGGAAATGGTGTAAATGTGACAGTATTAGTTCCAGTAAGTATCGCTTGTTGATATTGAATATCGGGCATACTAAAACCATCATGCTGACTTGGTGCTATTATAGCACTATAATTGGGACTTGCAGGTGTCAGTGCTAATACTGAGGTATCATAAGTTATTGTTTTATATGGCGTAATATTTGTCATATTAGGTGCCATGTTTCTCCAAAATCCGCTATTAATAATCAAATTATTAAATGTATTTACAGCAGCAGAAACCGCACCTTCAGGAGGTAGAAATGGAAAATTTTCTCTCGTAATTTGGTTTGTTCTATCATGATTAACAATAGTAATGTAATAGGGATCGCGTGCTGGAACCGTATTGGTGTCTGCTTCATCATAGGGATAAAAGAACGGAATTGTATCAACACCGTTGATATCGCAAATCGTACCGGCAGCGCTTAATGTGAGTGGGTTAGGTAGCGCAATATAAATGTAGTTACCGCCTGAGCCAGTTTGATAATACCAATTCTTAAGCGTAGTACGGCTATTATCATGATAGCAGGTAATTGTACCGCCAGACATTGCGGTGCCATCTTTATCTACAAGAGCATCTTGCAGCATGGGAGCAGCCACTAATAAATTCAAATTCCCTTCAAATACAATCATGGTATTCCTTTAATCCGAATAATCGTAATAATTATTTCTTTTTCCTGATATCGCATTAAGTGCTTTATATCCCCCTACGGTTCCTGCTAATAGACCGCCTGCGACTTGTAATCTTCTGCTATTTTTAAGCTTTCTTTCCAGTTTTGGATTTTCTTCTTTTAATCGTTTTGTATAGGCTGATTCTTTACGCAATGGCTTTGTACTAAATGGAACTTCACGTTCTTGACCTACTAATTTTGAAATAGTGGGATTAGCGTGATATGTTTTTTCTAATTCATTCCATCCCTTCCGAGCTATATTCAAATCATGCGCTAAGTCTGGGCGACCAGATTTATACAAAGCATCACTGATTGCTTCATTCAATTTTGACCTTTGTTCAAATATCAAATCTCCGAATTCGGCTTCAGAAGGTATAATAGATGACTTATACCCCTTTCCTCTAAGATACAATTCAGATTGTAATTTTCTGAGCGAACCATAATCACCGGCTTTTGCTTTATCAACAAACGAAGCGAATCTATCTGTTTGAGGACCAATTTTTTTTATAGCAGCTATAAGATTGTCAGGCAATTCTATTTTAATTTCAGCCAAATTAGCCTCATGCGATACATCTTTGAATATGTCAGATAAAGCCTTTTCTTTAACGTCATGCATCTTCTGAATGTACTTATACGGACTCGATGGTTTTATTTTATTAAACCCAGCCTTTGCTAAACCTCCCAATTCAGACGCTGGTGCTAATGCTGCTGCGGTAGGTAGCCCCTGAATAAACGCGTCTCCTGGTTGCTTTCCTTGCACTCCTAAGGCCTCTGCATAATTGTAATCTTTTGGCAGTACTGATTCAGGAAGTCTAAAACTTGGAGCTTCTTTCGATACGATATCTTTCTTCTCAAGATAGTCTCTAGTATTTCCAAGGGAACTCAAAACACCATGGCCTAAATTACCAAATCCAGCCCCTAGATTCTGCATAGCGCGTCTTGGATCATTAAATGCCTGTTTTCCAGCACCTGCAATTTCCCCCGGCAATTCCATAAGCGCACCAGGAAGACCAACACCTATTTCTACAGCCTTATTTAATGCATCTGAGCCAACGCCACCCCATCCTTTGGACTCCTTGGGAATATAAATATCTTCTTGTTCAAATAAATCAACAGGTTTTTTATTCTTTGGTGGTTTAATTCCATATTCTTTAAAAAGGTCTCGGCTCATTTGCTACTAGCCTCCTTCAATTTTTTTCTGACTTCTTCCTCTGATATTCCGTATTTTTGTGCGGTATTTCTAATGTCGGCATCAGAATAATGTTTTGATTTAGATGAAACTGCTTTTTCTTCTGACCCTTTTAGATGTTTCTCTGGGTGGTAATATATGTTCTTGTTTACAGGAACTTTTGTGGCAGCAGATTGAGTGGCTTGATTTATTATCATCGACTGTCTTTGTCCGGCTTTGTAAAATGCTTCCGATGGCAATCTAAGTTCTTTTCCGAATCGTTCTATCAGCGATGGTATGTCAGATTTAGGGAATGATTCTGCAAGCCTTCTGTAGGACATGTTTGTTTTTCCAGCACCTAAAGTAGCTGCCTCATTCACAACGCCAGCACTTATTAGTCGATTAGCTAAAAGCAAGTTATCTATTTTTTCAGTGGCTTTTGGATTCTTGCCATATTCACGAGAATATTTTTCAAAATTTTTAATCGAATCCTTTCCGATAAAATCTTTGACTCCATTGTTGATAACAGGAAATACCTCATTAAAGAACTCTCTTCCTTTTTCAGTTTCTTGTTCTTTTGGAGTAAGTGGGCGATTAATTCCAATCTTTTCGTGCGTGTTTTCATCGTAAAGATAATGCTCGCCCTGTTTTAAACCGCCAAGCTTTTCACGGTATGGAGAAGCCAAGTCTTCCACTTGCTGCTTCGTTTCAATTCGTTCTTGTCGATTGGTTCCAGGATAATAACCGCTTTCGATGTCCCGAAGCTCATCTTGTAACTTTCTAATGTTGCTAGGTGCAAATTCTTTATTTTTCCCCTGTAAATCTCTCATAATGGAATCGTGCAACATTTCCCTTGGGCTTAATTGACGTTGTTGTTGTCCTTGCTGCGATTGATTTCCAAAAGCTGATGGAATCTGAGATTCATTTGGGTTAGGTTGCCCCTGCTGTCCTTGCTGTCCCATTTGAGCCTGTTGCTGCATTTGCTGTTGTTGCATCAGTTCAGGATGTTGTTGCAAATACATTAATGCACCTATTTGTCCTGCATGACCTGTCATTCCTAATAATGGATTGGCATTTTTCATTTGTGCAGCTGCTAATTCTTCTCTTAATTTAGCTGGCAAATTTGCATTTGACATGTGCGCAGCGCGAGTTTGTTCACCCAATAAGCCTGTATGAGCTTTAGCCTGCCCAGCTTGCGCACCACGAAGACCAATTTCTGATTCTATATTTGGACCATAATATTGATTATATAGTTTTGCCTTTTTAAGTTCTTCTTCTAGTCCGGGCTGTAAGTACTTGGCTTTTGTACCTTCTGTATAGCCTTCCATCATCTTTTTCAGGGCGTTATTCCACATAGACTCTTGTGGGGGAATTGCAGCATAATTGGTAAAGGTGAAAGACATGATTAACCACCTCCATACATATTAGAACCTAAACCCATACCTGGAAAATTAAAATTTTTGAAAGCACCAAATGCACCGCCAGATGCTGCATTTCCTATGCCAGTAAATATGTTACCCCATAGGTCAGATTGGTTTTTATTTTTTTGCGCTTGGCCGTTGAATGCTGCGTTCCCTTGCTGGGCTAAAGTTTCGGCCTCTACATCGGCTTGATTTTTGCCAGCGGTAGCACCTGTATTGTAAAAGTTCTCATTTCCGCTTAAGCCTTTTCCATAAAGTCCTAACGCTTTATCCATCCAATTATTATAATCTTGAGATGCTATATCATTAGCCAATTGCATATTTTGTTGTGAATGCTGCGGACTTCCTGCCATACCGCCAGCAGCAGCAGCATTTCCAGAAGCTTGCAGCGCTTGTTGAATGGCAAATTTCATTCCAGGTGATTCTTTATAAGATTCGCCAAATTTATTCATCATTCCACCGGGATCGTTCATCAGGCCACTATATTGACCTTCAAGATTTTTCCCCGCATTAATTCCATTATTAAAATAAGGCTCGAAATAGGGTTTTGTAGCCCCAGGAATTTGACCATAGTATGGTTGTGCAACATCCGCTGGATTCTTGCCCCCGCTAAACATATCCCAAAAGCTCATGATTCATCCTTAAATCATTTGTATTATTAAGTAATTTTTCCTTAGAGTACCTTTTCATTCCAATGATTGTCGCACCCCTATTACTATATCACATCGCTATTATTACGTTATGGTGAATGTCCACCATCGAGCTGCCGTCACATTAGGTGGTGTTGCTGCATCGAAATTAATAATAAATATTTGTGGTACTGTTAAAGTTGTATTGTATATCATTTGACCGCTAATGTCTGGTATTCCGGGCGGTAACGGAATAGGTGATGGTGTATAGTAAGGCACATAAAGTGCAGCAATGTCGGCTGCTTGCGAATCAGTCAATGGCGGTATCATAATGCCTTCACTTTTATAATTTACCTGTAACGCCTGAAATAAAGAAGCAAAGCCAAGACTCCAAAATGGACTAAAATTACCTTCTTTATCAACTACCGGAAATTCTCTAGGCAAATCTGGAAATATTCCACTAAATATACTGTTAGTTGTTGGCATCTTTTGTATATCCTTAGTGTTAACTGGGGTTAAGTTCTATATAACATTCTTCTTAAAAGTTCTTAACATTTAATTCTATGTCTAATACAGTACTTTCCCACATCTTTAAAATATAATAACTATATGATTTTTATATATTTTTAATTACTATACATAAAAACAGGCTGCATAATAACAATAATAAATAATATATATTTATATTATTATTATTATATGCGAACGTTTGCAATTCCATCCGTTACAACAAATCGCCCCATACCCCAGAACTTAAACTGAGGAACAAAATCATTTGCAATACCGCACTGCCACCACATCAATCGATTCTTTCTATGACCAATTGCTGGCAGATAATAAGCCCACTGATTACCAAATGAAGCCCCGCCATCGGTAGATATAGATAAATCTACATGAGGCAAGGATAGATCACCAAAACCCGTATTTGCATCTTGTTGTGCGATTAACCAAGCTTCTGTACCTGCAGCATTGTTTTGGGAAACTATCAGATCAAAATCTTGAGTTTCTAAGTAATTGAAGTTTTGATAAATCAAGCCAATAAAATCACCTTGAGTTTCTAAGATCAAACCATCTTGAGTTATAAAAATAATCTCACCTAATGATTGTTGCTGGTAATCTGTTTCACCGGATTCAATCGTAAAACCTACATCATTGATGACGTGATATTCCTGATCTGGACTGCGTATATTTGCACAGGTTCTTATTCTAGGTATTTCATGATTCTCTAGTTCACCAACTCTATTTACATCTTGGTACGTATAAAATTGAGTATCGAATGCATATAAGTTGCCATTGTTTCGTGAAACAAAATAATATTGGTTATTAATGTAGGCCACTTCGGACGCAATGAAGTAATTAAGATCCTGGTCAGATGCATGATAGAATTTTTTAGTGATGAAATCATAAAAAAGGGAAAGATTATCGCTATAGAAATTAATATGGTAAAAGAGATGGCCATCTTGACGATAGAGGAAGGCTTGAGAATCTTCAGGATTCTGTAGTGTAGAAAAAAGATAATCAATCCCGTCCGTAGTAATCTTCTGAGGCATTCCACCATTTGAATAAACGATAATTGGACCAGACTTCTCATTCTGAGCGAGCCATACGACCATTTCATCCATATACGCAACTGTTGCAGGTGATAGACATCCATAATCAATGTTAAATTGAGTAGTACGTTGGTAAGGAAATAATTGCGCGCCAACATTAAACCATGCCTCCGTAACGATACTACCCATAACAAATATCATATTACCTTTAGATGGGAAACGCACTACAGCTTTGGTATTATCTGGTTTCGTTGATAAGAGTCCAATCTTAGATGATGTAGATGGCCAACTGGTACCTTCATTACTGTCAGACAAACGCCAAGTATTATTTACGGGTGCCCCCTTATAAGTATCTTGACTGGCTGCTAGTATGAAGTATGTATCATGGAATGTAAGATATCCAGGCGTGAAATTAAGTGGTACGGCTTGAAATACCGGGGTTAATGATGGGTCATAAATATAAAATGCTGTTCCGTCTGATATACCAATTTGAGGTTTATTATTTTCAGCGATGTAAACTACGCCTGTTTGCGTTTGCAATGTTCCAATCAGTATCACCTGTTCAGAGATAACACGTTGTTGTTGCTGTGAAAAATTGATAGTAACCAGATAAACATTAGAGCCTATTACTACGACCATTTTCCCAAATTTGGTGCTTGTGAAAACCGCTCTTCCTTCTGTTCCATTATTAAATTCATTTGATCGAACGCCAACTTTGTATCCTGCGTAAGGCACCATGAAGTCATCGCTAATAAACATGTTGTAGGTCTTCTCTACGCTTATCTTAGGATATCTTCCGAAGATGCTAGAGCCTACTATGTTTATTGGAATTTGTTTGAAATTCTGGCCTCTTGTTATCACGTTTAAACCATCCTTGGTTTATTTAATTCATTCTATTTCTATCAATAATCCATGATTATTTGCATTATTATTTATTTTTCCCACTACTTTATACCTGCACCCCATTACACAAAAAATTTTATTTACAGCAGCCATATTGGATTTAAAGATTATAAATTTTTTTTCATAACTTGTTATTGAAATCAATCTTGCCTTAATAAGACTTTCAATACAAATTTTTTGCTTTATTTTTTTCCATTTATTTTTTAGATTCACAATCAAACAACCTGAGTTGAATCATCCTTGATATTTATGTGGTTAAATAATCCATTTAAATCCATGAGCCATTAAACTCAACAATCCTACAAATCCTGTGCCCATCAATCCGAGCATCCACCGTTGATTAGACATAATTTGCTTCAATGTTTCATTGAAACTGTCATTCTTTTGCTTTAATAGTTCAATATTTAACTGCTCTCTTGTGAAATATTCTGTTTCTTTACTCATGAATAACTCCAGTTGAATCATCCTTGATTTAATTAACTCTTATGTTAAATGTACTGCATGCAAGGCAATTGGCGCTAAAATAACTGTAAAAATTGCACCGCAAACAGTCATGATTATATTGAGTTTTCGATTCAATTGCTTATAACATAACTCTTGCATTCTTATTCGAACTTCATGATCTATGAACACTTCTCTTTCTTCTATCATTGGATAACTCCGGTTGAATCATCCTTGATGTGTTTGTGTTGCTTTAGGTATTGTATCGCTGATTCTAGTAGATTGATATTGTCTTTAAACTTTCCTAAACCAGTATTGCACCCATGACATAATAAACCTCTTATTTTTCCACTATCATGACAGTGGTCAATAGCTAATCTGCATATTCCGCCGTTCCTGCTTTTTCGTGTTTCCTCATTGCCACATATAGCACATAAGTTCTGATGCTTTCCTAACAATGACTCATAAACGTCTAAGGTTATGCCCAATTGCCTCAAAGACTCATGCACGCTATTTTTTTTCCAATGTTTCTTTTTTGATTTTTGAACCCATTCTTTATATTTTTCGGGATGTTCTTTTTTATCTTCTCTAGCCCAAATATTTGCTTTTGGTTCAATGTCAATTATGCCTTCTCTATATAGTTTCCGTGCTTCATTTCGCGCCGTACATGCCGATGCATTATGCTTTTCTCTATTCTCTTCTTTCCATTTTCTATCTTTATTAAGTTTGCATAATCTACATCTTAATGTATAGCCCCGCTTAGCTGATTTGTTTGGTTCTATAATAATATTTTCTTGTTCCAATTCACCATGAATCTTGCAAGTTTTTTCGTGTTGCATTTTGTTACCTCTGTAAATAAAACAGAGGCAATAATATGCAATTTACATAAATTTGTCAAGGACTCCTTCCCTCAATATTTGAATAAATTATAATCTAATTCAATCTATATTGTATTAAAAATATACTAATTGCGCCATCCGTGACCAATATTGACGTCGCCCCAGTTGTAGCCAGGGTTGGAGTCCGCATAGAGAATCGACAGCTTTTTCCCAGTAACATCAGGTGGATCTTCATACATCAATTTACGCTTATAACTGTCCAAAATCTTCTGTGATTGAGGATTGAATACGATCCCGTATTCCGAGCACATAAAAGCTGCGAGACTGTAGCGCAGATACTCCAAATAAGCCGTGTCATAGCCCTGAATCCCATTATTAATAAAAGTATACGGCGTGTAGTATTGGACGTTGTACGTATTAACAAAGCTTGCAGTCACATCTTGCATGTCGGTTTGAAGGTCTACATCAACTAAAAAGATTTTAGCCTTCATCTTCATGGGGTATGGTTTATCTGGAATGAAGTAGGTTGCAAAGGTTCCACCACCAACACCCCGTTCGTAGTTCCATGAAAAAGGGAGCGTATAGATGTTATCAACGCGTGAGGAGCCGAAGTAATTGCTACGACTTGTAGAGACCATAGGATAGCGTACTACGCCAATGTTAAAGGTTGAGGTCTCAATTGCTGCAACATAGGGTAGAAAATAATATTCTTGAGTAGGCACTGCATTAAACGTAATGTATTGCCAATAAGGAATTAAATCGGTTTCAATTTGTTTGAAGTTCAACAAGTCGTTCAGCATGTGCAGACCGTCGTAAATCTGGTCGCCTGTAGGAACTTGTAGATTTCGCGCTACGATTCCAGAAAGAAACCAAGAGCGAGTTATTAAATCTTGCGCTGTATAGGCCATGATAAACCGTCCTTGGTTTATGTAGACCATCCCGAGACCATGCTCGAAATGGTCTTATTTTACTTATACGAGTGCTGGATATGCAGTGTTAGAAACGCCAATCCATGACGCTACAGACACGCTTACCGCGTCACCGCTTGCAGTTACTTTGTAATCTATTTCTGGTTTAGAAGAGCCTACGCCTGCGATAACTTGGATGTACTGAGTTTGTGCAACACCTGCTGCAACTCCTGTAATCGTTACAAGACCGGCCGTTGCAGTAGATCCTGTAGGTCTGAATTGGACTATGTCGCCAGCAGCAACTGGAGTAAAAGTTACGAACAATTCAACAATCACATTAGGAAGAGTAGTCGTAGGAATTGCAGAACTTGCAGTTAAATCTATTGCGGTGAATGTAGTAGCATTTCCACCAGCTAAGACGCTAATCGCAGGGCTATTGATATACTGCAAGGCGAACTTCATATTTTGTGGTTTTTGAGTTGCGTACACAAAATTTGATGAGCCATCAGTAGCAGCAAAGCCTAACAAACGATACGAATCATATCCAAAGGGAAGAGTAGGAAATGCATTAGATGTTAATGAGATTACCGCCCCAACTTGGTTATATCCTCTTGAGTCGCCAATTAGGTAGATTGCATATTGTGAACTTGCAGCAATCGCCCCTGTATCGACACCATTAACGCCTGTAATCCTGGAATTGATTAATAGGGGTTGTTGGTAGTTTTGATATAGGACAGTAGGGTAAATGTTGCCACTCGCGTCTGGGAAGCTTATAGGCATATCAATGACATCGTTCGCGTCACGGGCTTGGCCTGGAGCGATTGCAATGACAGTGGTGGAAGCAAACGAAATATTCATGCCGTCAATGTATAGATGTGGCAATGCATAAATAGGATCGTTCTGTATTGTTGGTGTAGAAAATGTAGCCATGATTTTTCCTCAATTTGTTAAGTTAATCACCGCAATTACGACATAGTTCTTCGCAATTGCGGTGACTTCCAATTAGCCTTGTGATAACGGTATGACATAACGCATTGAGTACTCAGGTACGATAACAGAGCCATGAGTTTCGTCATAAATCATTCCAGTTTGGTTTTGACCGAACAATGAACCGTAAGTCAGACGTAATGAGCACCCTGTGTCGTCATCATATTCATTTGCGGTGTCGTACGGACTTTGCTCTGGTAATTGAGGCATAGCTAAATAGAACGCATCACCACCTAAAATTCCACCGCAACGATGCGAAGGAAGTCCAAGAATCTGCATCCCAGCAACGATTGGGTTGTTCAGGTTTTGGTTTTGACCACCAGCCCAGTTGAGCGCTGGAGTAATATTGATTGTCACTACGCCTGAAGCGTTGGAAACTGCATTTGCTGTAGCTCTGAACTGTACTGCGTTTGCAGATGGGAAATGACCAATGAACGTTAAATAACGCATATTTGGCTGTCCGCTTACGCCGTCTTGGAATGAGAACAAATCCCCAGAAAAAACTGCGCTTGCATCACTTGCAGAAGCCCCAGACACAGTGATTTGAGTGACGTTTTGGCCTGTAGGATCGTTTACAGAAACTACGGTCAATGTTTGTTGCAGAACGCCTGTATTACCTGAAACATGGATAGGCATTAAGTTAGACTGATAATAATTTACACGAGGTGTACCAAAATCACCCACTTCCCAACTCATTGCTATCTCATCGTTACGATGTGGAACGAACTGATTTAGACCATTTCCGACGATGCTAGGAACTACGGTATCAGGCAAGTAAACTTTGATTCCTTCAGCAACAGAACCGTAGTTCTTGAAGAACATGATTGCTTGCGCTAATTGTTGGTAGGAAGTAAGCGCTTGGGTTCCGTTCCCGTAGAAGCGATATGGACCTGAGTAAGTATTGAGCGTATTGGTTAATTGTGAGTTAACTGCTGATGCCCAGTTTAATGCAACGTTACCTTCTACTTGTGTAGCAAGTTCAGCAATAGCTGACTTTCCGAAGACTCTCATATAGTCTTCTTCGCCTTTCTCTAAGTTAAAGATACGTTGTTGGTTCGTCACAGCAAATGAGGTGTTATTCGCTTGGTCACAGGCAAGAGTTTGAACTCTTTGTACTGCGGGCTCAAATGATGCCACTAAGCTTGCAGTAGTGGTGAAGCGTGGTGGTAAATCGAAG